CTGCTGGCGTCCGTGAGGAGGCCGCTCGAGGTCTAGCGTGGCGAGCCGAATATGGTCGCGGTGGCACTGAGGTAGGCGTTGCTCGAGCCAGAGATCTGAGCAATGGCAGCAACATCAGCCCCGACACAATCGGGCGGATGGTGAGTTATTTTGCTCGCCATGCCGTCGATTCAGAGGGCGAGGGCTGGTCGCCGGGTCAAGACGGATTCCCGAGCGCTGGCCGTATTGCCTGGGCGCTATGGGGCGGAGACGCCGGGCGAACATGGGCTAACAAAGTCGCTGGACAGATGGATAGGGAGGACGACAATGGAGCGTAGACTGCTCTCTACCGTCTCATCTGATGCTGGCCGACTGATGGGCTATGCCAGCGTGTACGGGCCGCTCAGCGAAGATCTAGGCGGTTTCCGCGAGCGCATAGCACCGCAGGCATTTGCCAGCACCCTCGAGGATAAAAACGCAGATGTGCGAGCGCTGATCAATCACGATTCATCATTGGTGCTAGGTCGTCGCAGTGCGGGCACACTTAAGCTCAGCACCGACAAAAATGGCCTTGGCGTCGAGATCTACCCGCCAGACACAAGCTATGCCAAGGATCTGCTAGAACTCATTCAGCGCGGCGATGTCAACCAAATGTCATTTGGTTTTATTGTCAGAGCTGACGAGTGGACAATCGAGGAAACAGTACGAGTGCGGACCGTGACAGATGTCGAGCTCATCGAGGTCTCCGTCGTCACCATTCCCGCATACCCGGACACCACGGTCGCGATACGGTCGCGTGATCAGTGGAGCGCTAGCCAACTACGGCTGAGCGTACATTTACGAGGCCGAAAATTGCTAATGTCGCAGCTCGGCTGCGCAGGGAGGATTGTATGAGCGTATCACGTCGCGACCTGCTCGCAGAGCGAGCACGTCTAGTAGAGCAGGCCAAGACCTACCACGAGTCGGCATCGACCCGTGAGTGGACGCCCGAAGAGACCGCAAAAGTGGATGAAATCGTTGCTCTCATTGCTGAGCACGATGTACGCATCGCGGCTATCGAGGCTGCAATGGCTGAAGAGGTCTCTGGCGAAGAGATGCCAGCAGAAGCACCAGCAGCAGATCCAGCAGCTCAGCAGCAGGCAGCTCGTGCACGTCTCAGCGATGTGCTCAGCGCAAGCTCACGCCGCACACGACCAGCTCCAGTGGGCGTGCCGATGTTCACGCGCGACCTCGACGACAAGCGCGCTAATCGGGACCGTGAAACAGCTCTTTGCGGCTGGTTCCTTGGCAATGATGCTCGCCCTGAGCACCGCTCAGCAGCTCAGCGCTCAGGGCTCAACCTGGGCAGCAACCGCATCGTGCTGACTCGCGCCAACTCGACCACCACCACTGCTGGCGGTTACACCATCCCGCAGGGATTCTTGGCTGAGCTCGAGAAGAAAATCGTTTATTTCAACCCATTGCGTGATGTTGCTCGCGTCATCCGCACTGAGAGTGGCAATAGCTTGCCATTCCCCACGATCGACGACTCGGGCAACCCCGGCGCTATCGGCGCGGAAAACACCGCACCATCCGCTACCGACATGACATTTGGCCAGATCATCCTCGGCGCATACCGCACTGAGTCGCTGGTACTGCTCAGCAATGAGCTTCTACGCGACTCCGGTTTAGACCTTGCGACCGAAGTTGCTGGTTTGCTCGGCGAGCGTCTCGGTCGCAAAGAAGCGACCGACCACGCAACTGGCAACGGCACGACTGCTCCTCAGGGTGTAGTCACCGGCTCATCGGCTGGCGTTGCTGGCGCAACCACGACGACCATCACGCTTGCCAACATCATGGGATGCCGTAATGCCCTCGATTTCGGATACCAGCAGAATGGCGCATGGATGATGCACCAGTCGATCTGGTCTACCATCCTGCAACTGGCCGACTCACAGAGCCGCCCATTGTTCCTCGACCTGCTCAACGGCAACGCACCGCGGCTCTTGGGCTATCCGGTGATCGTCAACAACGCAATGGCCAGCTCAATCACTGCCAATGCCAAAACTGTTCTGTTCGGCGATTTCAGCAAGTACTACATCCGAGATGCCGGTGATATTGAAATCATCCGCATGAACGAGCGCTATGCTGACGCTTATCAGACGGGCTTCATGGCGGTGCGTCGTAGCGATGCCAAGGTCGCTCAGAGCGCCGCGATCGTCCGTATCACTCAGCCAGCAACCTAATGTGGAGTAGACTCATGAGAGTGAAAATACTCATACATTGCGTTGGCACTCTCGTGAGCTACATGCCCGGTGAGGTTCTGGACATTGTTGGCGATGACGCCCAGCGGCTCGTATCCGCTGGGCTCGCCGAGCCCTATCAGGAGCCAGCAGCACCGGCTCCACCACCTTTAGACATTGCAGACAATAAGCGTCGTAAAAACGTGGAGAAGAGATGAATATTAAGATCCTCGCGCGTGGTACCGCTGAGCCAGTCACGCTGGCTGAGGCGAAGTTACACATGCGCGTGGACCTGAGCGACGATGATGCGCTCATCACTGCGATGATCAGCGCGGCACGTGAAATGGTAGAGCGTTACACTAGCCGTACCCTGATCTATACCGCATACCGATTGACGATGGATAACTGGCCCTACGACATCGAGCTGCCACGATCACCAGCCGTCGAGGCTGCGGCTAACCTGATCACGGGCATCGCATACATCACACCGCGGATCCGATACTACGACGGTGATGGTAATCAGCAGACGATGACGTATGCCGCTGGTGATTTTGAAATTTTACTGGACAACAACCCGCCCCTGCTCGTGCTGCCACCGAGCGGCATTTGGCCGGTCACCTACCCGCTCCAGCGTGGCGCAATCGAGATCGATTGGATCGCAGGTTATGGCGCAGCCAGCACGGGCATACCGCAGCTCCTGCGCCTCGCAATTATGATGCTCGTTGCGCATTGGTACGAGCACCGGGAAGCAGTTGGGTCGTTCGGATCTGAAGTCCCGCTGGCCGTCGATTCCGTGCTCAGGCTCTACTCCGATGGAGGGTATAGCTGATGCCTGCTGGCACCGTAGTAGGAGACATGCGTCGTCGCGTAGCCTTGCAGGCTGCGACCGATGCGCTCGATGACTACGGGCAGGCAATTCGCACATGGTCCACCTACGCGACCGTGTGGGCCAGCGTTATATCGACTCCAGGCAGCGAGCCGCAGAGCGCTCTCATGCAGTCATCAGTCACGACCTACACGGTCACGATGAGATACCGCACCGATGTGCTGCCGATCCATCGCATGATCTACGGAGACATCACGCTCAACATCGTGGGATTAAGCACCGTTGAGGGTGTCAATAAACACCTCAAGATCATGGCTATGCAGGTCGAGTCAGATGCGCCAGCGACCACGACGACCACGACCAGCACGACAACCACGGCAGCACCTACGACGACCACCACCACCACGACTGGAGGTGCGTGATGGCTATACGCAGCGCCCTCAATATCGATGGGCTAGTAGAGCTGGTCGCCAAGCTCAAAAAATTCCCGGTTGCTATCCGTACAGCATTACGTCGAACGGCTCGCAAGGTAGGCGGTCAGGTCGCCAAAATAGCCAAGGCTAAAGCACCTAATCGAAAAGAGACAATGCGGGTCGGCGATCAGTTAGTGCGCATGTATGGCGCTAGCCAAGCGCTCAAAAAAAGCATCGGCGTGAAAGTCGCCACGACCCGCAAGGGCGCGGTGAATGCAATCATTGGGCCAAAGCGCAATAGCGAGGCCAAAGTATTCATCGCCTATTACAAGCCCACTGCTGCCAAAAAAGCACAGCGCAACGTCACGATCACAATAAAGCCCGCCAAGTATGCACATCTGGTGGAAAATGGATTTACCGCCAAAATTTGGGCCAGCAATAAGCGAATAAGAGTTAGCCCCAAACCCTTCTTGCGACCTGCGCTCGACTCCAATAGCGGGCAGGTTTCCGATATCACAGTCGATTATCTTCAGATGGCCATCGACGATTTGATCGCCAAGGGCAAAATCAGCCCCGACATGGGGAGTGATACATGAGTGCCCTTGGCAAACTCCTGCGCACCTACCTCGTCGGTCGCACCAACTACTCTGCGACCATACCCGGTGGCATATCACCGGAGAATGCGCCAGTGGGCTCGTCTCTGCCCTATGTGGTCTATCAGGGCATTAGCACTCAGCGACAGATGTTCTTGAGGGGCACACCAGCGGTGATCACAGAGCGTGTTACGCTGACGGCAGTTGCTGAGACTCGATCGAGTGCGCAGGGCGTCCTAGTGTGGATTGCGGCTCAGATCGAGGCTACACCAGGGCGACAGACAGTAGACGGCACGACAGTCCATCACTGGCGCATCGAGGAAGCGCAGGATCAATCCGAGCTTGGGGGAGATGGGACCGACGAGCTAGCACGACTGACTACAATTGACGTAGTCGGCACATACCAGTAAAGGAGTCTCGACATGCCAAATGTACTAGGACCGGGAACGACCGCAGCCTACGCGACGCTGAGCAGCAGCACCGCAGGCACTACAGCAGCTCTCAGCGGGCTGATCAGTATTGCGGCTAATGCACGATCTACGACGTTCGCCGATGTGACCGCACTGAGCGACACGAAAATGCAGCGCGTGCCAGTGCGCAATGACCCAGGCACAGTGCAATTTACGCTGTTCCTCGACGATACCGCGACTGCCAGCAACCTGCTCACCCTGCTCGATGCTCGACGCACTGGACGAGTACACACTCGTGTGACCGTCGATC